AGTTGTATGTCAATGGCGAGGCGGATTATGAAGTGGTTGCGGATACAACCAGTTTTAGCATTGCTCCCAATATTAATACCATCGGCTGTAGATTTTATAACCAATCTTATCTACAGTTTTTAAACAGCACAATACCACTCGTCCGCATCTACAAAGCAGCCTTAACTCCAGCAGAAGTTATGCACAACTACACCCATCACCCGCTATACCTTTTAGGAAGGGGAATTAACTCTTACATGTTTGTTAAAAGAGGAGGGATTTATGTCCCGTAGGAGAATACAATGCAAAGTAGCCTTATAGCACAAAACCAAAATTGGCGTGTTCGGGCAAGAACAGAAATGGGAGAAGAACAATACGCTATTACAAAGGCATCAGGAAGATACACATTTTATTTATATGGCAGAACAGAAAAGTTGATATTTTATAAAAAACTACAAACAATTATTAAATCTTATGAGGAGAGTGATAAAAAAGAAAATTTATGGACGTTATGTTTTGATAGTCCTCAACAACCTATGGAATTTTGCATAGCATTACTTATTAAAGACATTAAATTTTTACTTGAGGCAATTCCAGTAACAGAGGCTGAGAAACAAATGCAGGTTGAAGAAGAGATAATTTCCTATCCAAATAAAGGAGGGAATAAGTTACAGTGAATAAAGAGAAAGAAGTAGCTATTGTAACTGTGGATAAGAAGCAAGTTACAGCAGTTGTGGTTGACAAAACTTACACAGGCTCTATAATATTAGAGATACATTTAAACCAGGGTAATATTTTGAGGACTTTTATGACAAATAGGAGAGAGATAAAAATAAGGAAAAATTAAAAAGACGGTAGTCTAACCCTTTAAGGTAGTAACTAGACCCGTTACTCAAGATTTCATTGAGTAGCGGGTTTTTTATTTTGAAAGGAGGACAAGAGGATGGGTGAAACAGAAGAAAAAAAGGACGCTAAAGAAGTTAATAATACTGAGAGTTCGTCCCTCTCGGTAAGTTCTTCTGGTGATTTACTGAGCACAGTAGAAAAAGTAATTAGTGCTCAGCCGTCTGAGGAGACGCTAAACACCGAAACACCAGAAAAAGAAGAAACAAAAGAAAAAGAAACAGAAGAGAAAGAAGAGAAGGCCAAAGAGGAAACTAAGGAAACAGAAGAGAAAGAAAAAGAGGAAGAGCCATTACGTTTTGATAAGCATCCCAGGTTTCAAGAGCTTATCAAGCGTGTAAAGGCAGCAGAAGAGCGAGCATTAAAGGCAGAAGCTCAATTAGAAGCGTTAATAAAGGGTAAAGAACCAGAGAAAGAGAAAGAGCTTAATTTTGTGGATATTACTACTAAAACTGATGAAGAGCTTCTTGAATGGCAACAGTCAGACCCTAAAGGGTATGCGGCCAATTTAGCTCGTCAGATTAGGTATGAACTGCAACAGGAAATTCCCGATATAAATGAAATTTTGAAAAAACATAGGATGGATGAGGAAATTGAAAGAACATATGAGGAGTATGCAAAAGCCCATCCTGATTTTGATGAGATGTGGGATGCTGGCGAGATACAGCGATATATGGAAAAGCACCCAGGCCATACTCCTATTTCTGCTCATATGATGCTCACTCAGGAAAAACGAGAGGCTGAGATACAAAAGCGGATTGAAGAAGCCGTTGCAAAGGCTGTTAAAGAGACTGAAGAGAAGATGATTAAACAATTCAAGGCTAAAAAGCATGCCAAGGTTCTTCCTGCGGGGCCTGCTAGCACAGGAATTTTAAATGAAACTGCTACACCAGATTTAAAAGATACAAAAAAATTTGGTGGTTTACTTTCCGTCTTAGTTGAACGCTCAAAACAGCGTGAAAGACTAAGAGGAGGGTAAAAAACATATAAAGGAGGTTAATGGCGATGGCATTACCATTTGAAGAACTAGAAGCAATAACAAACGATTATTTTATGGCTGATGATGGGAAGGCGGTAGATATTTATTTTTATTCGTCTTTCCTTCTTAATTATTTATTAAAACAGCAAAAGGGAATTTGGAAAAGACCTGAAGGCGGACAAAAAATAAGAGTTCCACTGGAATATTCTGGACAGGAAGCAAGTTTTTATAAACGGGGCGACACTATCTCTAGTGATGACAAAGAAAGTGTGACCGCTGCATATTTCAGATGGAAACATGCCTACGGAAATGCGACTATTTATCGTGTTGATGAATTGGAAAACGCTGGTAGATATGCAGAGGTTGAATTAGTGGTTCAGAGAGTAGCTGGTGCTCAAAAATCCCTTACAAAATTATTGGCAGAAAGTATTTATGATTTGCCTAGTGGAGATAGTGCACGGCTTACTGGACTTAGGGCATGTTGCAATGAGGATGCTGATTTGCCTTATGGCGAGATTGCTGAGAATGATTTGGTAGCTGCTGATGGCACAAAGCCTTGGGAAGGTAAAATGGTTTCCACAGCTACAAATCTTACTCTTGGCGTTCTTAGGGATATGGCTACCGCTGCCAAACTCCGTGATGGAGCTGGTGGGAAGCCTGATTTAATTGTTATGCCAGAAGACCTTTGGAATATTATTGCTGATATACTTCAGGTTCAACAGAGGTTTACCGATGGTAAAGAAACTGCAAAGGCTGGCTTTACTGGACTTTATTTTGAAGGAAAGGATGTTTTTCCTGATGATTTTTGTCCAGCTAAACATGCCTTTGCACTTAACTCAAACCATATCGGGTTTGCGGTTCATAGAGACGGTTATTTCATGAGAAGCAAATGGAAAGTTATTCCTGATAGTCCTGAAGACCGCACCATGAAGATTTATTTTGATGGGAATTTGATAGTGAATAACAGGAAGGCACATATAGGATACAGCAATTTATCGTAATTTTATTTTGGGCTTGACCCAAATAAGTCCACAGGAAGCGTGGTGGGTCAAGCTTTGCTGGCTTCCGAAAAGGAGGAAAAGAAAATGAGCAAACCAATGAAAAGAACAGGATTTAGCCAAGGAATTTATGAGGTTTCTAAAACCAAGAAAGAACAGATAGGAGCACTGCGGATTTTGCGTGATGGAAGAAAGTTTAGGTATGCTAGAGCTGGTTCAAGTGCTTTAGGGCAAGGAAAGATGGGGGTTGCAGCTGCTATTAACAGCAATGCTGTAAACCAATCTTGTCCTGCTACATCGGTAGGAGCTAAACAGCTTACCTTGACCCTTGGCGGGGCATTAACTTATGCCGAAGATTATTTTGCAGGTGGATATTTACATATCAACGATGCTACTGGAGAAGGACATGCTTATCCCATTGAAAGTAGCACTGCGGTAAGCAATGGGACTTCTATTACTGTTACATTGTCTGAAGGAATTAAAGTAGCTCTTACCACAAGTTCAGAATATACCTTAGTCCATAGTCCTTGGATGGGTGTTGTGGAAAGCACTACTGAGGAAAATTTACCCATTGGTATTCCACCTGTAGCTGTGCCTGCTAATTATTATTATTGGGCACAGACTGGTGGGCCGGCGATAGCATTGGTTAGTGGAACTCCTGCCGTAGGTTCTATGCTTACTTTGGCTGCAACCAAAGGTGCTTTAACTGCTATTAATTCTAGTTTGGATGTTGACCAGCCTTATGTGGCAATTGCGTGGGGAACTGTTGGTGTTAATACTGAATATAAACCTGTATTTTTGTTAATTGATTAAAATAGCGGGGTCTCTTTGGAGACCCCTAAACTAAATTAACAAGGAGTGAAAAATGGCACTTACTGTAAAAAACAAAGAATATACAGTTTTTGGGAATAAAAGAGTAATGTTTTTTGAGGTTGATTTTGATGATGCTTATCCAACTGGTGGAGAAGAGTTAAAGCCTGCAACTTTAGGATTAAGGCGTTTTGATTTTGTCAATGTAACTAATAAGGGTGGCTATACTTTTGATTTTGATTATACAAACAATAAGATTGTAGTCCGAAATATTAGCGATGGCAATGAGGTAAGCAATGGCACAGACTTAAGTAGTCTTACAGGCGTTAAAGTAATGGTAATAGGTATTTAAATGAAATTGCCGAGGATAATAAATGGCAATAGAAACCGCACAGGATTTATATGATGAAATAGTAAGTAAAGTTCATGATACTTCTTATACATTGTCTAATGTTTTGTCTATTCTGAATAAAGGCTTAAAAGAAATTGCAGGTAAATTTTTACTTCCTGAGCTTGAAACATCCACTGAAATACCAGTTGGCACGCCTAAGATAACAGCAACAACCATTTCATTTACCGCTAGCACAAAAACTATTGCGGACAGCGGTAAGGGATTGGTAAAGGCTGGTTTTCGTCAAGGATATACCATTACTATTACTGGAGCATCTGAAGCTGAAAATAATCAAACCACTACTATAACAAGTATTGAAAGTGATGGAAGTTCAATGGTAGTAGAAGGCACTCTTGTTGATGAAAGTGCTGGAAGTGAAGTTACTATTACTGGCCCAAATGTTAGTTATGTGCCTTTGCCCTCTGATTATCATAAAAATCTTTTTCGTTGTTACAGCGTAACAAATAATAGGAAGGTTGAGATTTATGAAAGCGTTGCTTTATTACTTCGGCGTTTTTCTCTGGTTAATCGTTCAGGTGTTGTTGTAGGAGTAGCTGTAAGAGGTTCTAATTTATATTATCAAAGGATACCCTCTTCTCCTGAAACTCTACGCATACATTATTATAAGATGCCAACTCTTCTTACAGATGGTAATAGTAAGCCCGATTGTTTGCCTGAGCATCTAGTAAGACCTCTTCTGGTTAATTATGCTTGCCGTGAAATTTTTAGTGAGATTGAACAAGGATTGGAAGGAGAAAAAGTAAATACATTGTTTCATCATAACTTATTAAGAGAAGCTATGGCTGATTTAGAAGATTTTATTGGACCAGAAGGAAAAGAACCAGAAGAAATTGAAGAAGAAATAAATTGGAAGATGTATTTGATTTAAATGAAACCTATAAAAATATTTGGCTTTAATGGAATGAATAACTTAAACAGGGCAGGCAGTGCTTTTACAGATGCTAATGGCATTGCCTCTCCTTTTATTGCTTTAAATGTAGATGTTGTTGAAGGGGCATGCATTAAAAAAAGAGGATACACAAAAGTATGTTCTTTATCTGGGGCGCATTCCTTATTTAGTAACAACGAGGTAATGCTTTGTGTAGCCAAAGCAAAACTTTACAAAATAGTAAACGATAAAGCTATTGAGCTATGTTCTTGTAATGAAAATGCTCCTATGTATTATGTTGATTACAATAATGTAATTTATATGTCCAATGGTTACTGGTCTGGTGTTTACGATAATGGAGAAATAAGACAATGGGGAGTTAATTTGCCTCCATGTCCACAATTAAGAATAACAGATGGGAATTTGTTTCCTGGTAAATATTCGGTATGTTACACAAAAATAAATGAAAAAGGCATTATTAGTGGAAATGGAGAAATAGCTCAAATAGAGTTTACAAATACCGCTGGTATTGAGTTATTAAATTACGATAATTCTTTTCTTTGCTGGATAACGGATGCCAATGGAGATATTTTTTATTTAGCAGAAGTTCAAAATAATAAAATAACCGATAAGTATTACAATCAAATACTTCCTAGCCTTTATGTTATACCTCCAAAACCAATGAAGCATTTAACAGAGGCTTTTGGAAGAATTTGGGGAAGCTATCATAAAAGTCTTTATTTTTCAGAACCTTTATCCCCTGAATGGTTTAAAGAAGCTAATCGTTTTGATTTACCAGAGGAAATTAATATGATAGCTCCTGTTAAAGAGGGAATATACATAAATTCTAAATATTCAACATGGGTTCTTTGGGGAACAGACCCTAATAAAATAGAAATAAGAAGAATAGGAATTGGTGCAGTTGAAAATTCACTTGTATATGCAGAAGTAGAAGAAAGTGGAAGGGAAATTCCCACATGGAGACATAAGACAATGTTGCCTGTATGGTTAAGCAGAAAGGGATTTGTGGCAGGCACACAGCACGCTAGGTTGGTGAATTTAACAGAGGAGATTGTAAATATTAGTTTAGGCAGAAGAGCAGCGGCATTGGCTCGTAAAATCAATGGTTATAATCAGCTAATTGTAACTATGTCCTCGCCTTTTTGGGGTGATGGTTCTCTTAACCAAGTTTTTAAAAATGGCACATTAAACTAGAGGGAGGATAAAATGGCAATTTATGTAGTAAACATAGGTGAAAAGGAAGCTCTTAAAGATTTGTTAGTTTCTCAAGCAATGATAGTTGGCTTGTATAAAAACAATGTTAATGTGGATGGTAATACTACTTTTGAACATTTAGAGGAGCTAGATAAGGAAGCTGATGGATACCAACCCAAAAAGTTAACAAATGATGTAGTTTTTGACCAAGCTACAGCAGACAAATGGTATGTATATACAAACTCTGATGGCAAAGCAGAAGCACAATACTCAAACGCTGCTTTGGAATGGGTAGCCAGCCAATCTGATGTTGATAATAACAATACCGTATATGGGGTATTTGCATGGACATTAGTTTTGCCTTTTACATCTGGAGGCACTGATGAAATTAAAGTTGGAAGCACAATTACAGGTATTACCAGTGGTGCAACTGCAGAGGTCACTGCTATTCGTTTAACTTCTGGTTCGTGGGCAGGTGGAGATGCTGCTGGAGAATTATGTATTAAAAATCAAACAGGCACATTCCAAGCAGAAGGAATTAAAATAGATGCAAATGATTGTGCTACTATTGCTGGTAACTCAGAAAAAAGATTGCTTTTTGTAGAAGCCTTTACCACTGGACAGGAAATCAATCAGGTTGGTTTTACAATTAAATATACTCTTAAATTAACAATGAGCACGGCATAATGAAGATAATTAGCTTAAATAAAATCAATCATATAATAAATCATTCCAATTTTCAGGATGTTTATTACACGACATACGATAAGTTAAAAATTACGGATGTTTGTGTAGAAGATAGACAAACAATGAGTTTAACAGGAGAAGTTAAGGCAAGATACAAAAGTAGAGAATATACTTTACCAGTATTTTATCATTGCGACCAAAACGGGACTTCTCCGCCCATAGAAGACGAATGGAGGCAGAAGGAAGACAATAATTCTTTGAAAGGTGGAGTAAGGGCATTTCAGGTAGGCGATGAGGCTATTGCTTTACTTCATAAAGGACGCCCCATGTATATTTTAGGAGCTGATTATCCTAGGAGATGTCTAAATTATTTTAGAATGGATTTATATCTATATCCTGCTTTTAAAGGTGGTTATCCTGCTTGGCCAGATATGACGGCAAGGGGTGATGCTTTAGGAATAAAATACTTTAGGGTTTCCAAACAAGAAGAGATATGGCAAGAGCCAAAAGGTTGTTGTTGGGATACATTATATATAGCGACAATGGTAGGAGAGAAAAAAGCTACTGGATACTGGGCATATTGGGAAATAACTTCCTATGGCGATTGGTTTATTAAAGTGGGGCCAATAGCCATAGTATGGTTATATCGTAGTTATGGAACAATATCAGCTCCATTAGGTATATATGCTCCTCTTTCTTATGGATTTAATAATATATTCAATGTAGGAACTGCAATATGGACAAAGGAATTAGAAGATAGCACATGGCAGACTATGAATGCTCGCTACAATCGTCCACTTAAAAGTATGCCTCCAGTTACTTTATATAGTGGTTTTACTCAGCAACCAAAATTTATAGAGCTTTTTAATGCAATTGATAGGAAACATCAGGCACCACCTATTTCTTGGTATTGGACAGATATTTATAGGCAGGCATGGGATGATGACTTGGGATATAAAGGAGTGCCAGCATGAAAAAAACATTACACGAACCTGTAAGAAAAGTAAGAACCAGAAGAACTATCAGTCCAGAAGAAAAAAGGAGAGTAACAGTATATTTAAGAGGCCCTAAAGTAGATGGGCTTTATTCTGAAAGAGTAAAACTGCAAGAGGCTATTTCACGATTTTACGGCACAAAAAGAAAATGGACTTTTAATTTTGATGATAGAATTTTTACCTGTGATTTAACAGCAAAAGAAATAGAAGATTTAAAGAAAAATACAGACATAATAGAAAAGATTGTTGAGCATAAAGAAGACGAAGTAGGAATTATGATTAGTTATCCTTATCCTGATTTTGACCCAGATAATGAAAATATTGATTGGGGAGTATCGGCTATAAATGCTCCAACAGCTTGGAGTGCTGGTTATACAGGTAAAGGAATTAAACTAGCTATTATTGATACAGGAGTAGCTTATAATCATATTGATTTAAAAGATAGATATATAGCTGGTTATAATGCTATTACTGGTTCAGATGACCCTCTTGATGATCACGGACATGGAACGTGGTGTGCGGGTATTGCCTGTGCATCGGCAAATGATATTGGTTACAAAGGAGTTGCTCCTGAAGTAGATTTATATGCAGCGAAAGTTTTAAGCGCACGAGGTGGTGGGACTTGGGCAGATGTAGCTGCGGGTATTGATTGGGCAACTCAACAAGGAGTAGATGTTATTTCTATGAGTTTAGGAGGAACTATGCCTGATGAAACGGTTGAGAATGCTTGTGCTAATGCGTGGGCAAGAGGCATTGTTATTGTGGTAGCTGCTGGTAATAATGGCCCTGGGATGGGTACTGTTACTTATCCAGCCAAATATAGCAGTTGTATGGCAGTGGCAGCAATAGATTATCAAAAATATGTTGCATGGTTTTCAAGTAGAGGAGCGGAAGTGGAAATAGCTGCACCAGGAGTAGGAGTAACGGGATGTTGGCCTGGCAGGCATTTAGATATGTATGGAGATGGTCAACATTTCGTAGGAGATTACTGGTATTGGGCAAATGGGACATGTCTTACTGGTGATACTGAGATTTATACTCCGTCAGGGCCTAAACAAATCAAAGACCTCAAAGAAGGTGATGAAGTTTTTTGTTTTGATAAAGGACAGCTTACAAAAAATAAAGTTAAAAAATTATTACGACAAGGGGTTAAAAAAGTTTTTAAAATAGAGACTAGCGATGGGAAAAATATAAAAGCTACATCAAATCATCCATTCTTAGTTAGCGAAACAAGGTCAAGCAGATTGATTTGGAAACCAGTAAGTGAATTACAGATTGGTGATTTATTAGTAGCTGTTAATAAGTCATTAGAAACCTTTGATTTTTCTATATCAGTTAAAAATATAGAGCCAGTGGGTATGAGAGAGGTATTTGATATTGAAGTAGAAAATTCACATAACTTTCTTGCTAATGGTATAGTAGTTCATAATTCTGGAGCGACACCCCATATCGCAGGGGCAGCTTGTTTGGTTAAACAATGGTATCCAAGGGCAACCAATCAGGAAATAAGAGATTTTTTAAATAACAATGCTGAAGACTTATAAGTAAGGAGGATAAAATGGCAAAATGGGTAGATGAAGGTGAAAATGATGTTCTTAATATTTATTTAAAAAACGCTGCTCAAAACACTACTTTGTATTTGGGGATTTACAAAAATTCTGAAGAGCCTGGGGAAGATGCTGTATTGTCTTCTTTAACAGAACCAAATGGCAATGGATATTCTAGGATAGCTTTATCCCCATCGGACTGGTCTATATCTGGTGGTGAAGCAACCCAACCCCAAAAGACCTTCACTGCTTCTGGTGGAGATTGGGGTAATTGTTACGGTTATTTTATAGCTACTACTGCTGATAACACTGGGAAATTACTTGCTGTAGAACATTTCAGTGATGGTCCTTACAATGTAGTAAACGGTGGTTCTATTAAGATTACGCCTAAGATAACTTGTTCTTAGGAGAATATTATGGCAGGGAAATGGATGGATGAAGGAGAAAATTATCTTGCTCAACTAATAGCTGGTAAAATTAACCCTGTAACTACTTTATATCTAGGTCTCTATAAAAATTCTGCTGAACCTGAAGAAAGTGATACCTTATCAAACCTTACTGAAGTAACAGGAGCAGGATATGCAAGAAAGGAACTTAAATCAGCAGATGCTACAATTGATGGTGATACAGTCACTTATCCAGAACAAACCTTTTTTTGTAGTGGAGCTGCATGGGGATATGTATATGGCTATTTCATAGCTACTACGATTGATAATTCAGGATATTTATTGTCAATAGAGCAATTTACAGAAGGTTATTACATAGAAGGGCAAAAGGGAATAAAAATTGTTCCTAAAATTAAGGTGGCTTAATTATGGCAATAAAGTATTGTGATTTTGCTAATGGATTAGATTATTACGATTTAGATGCTTGGACAGTAAGCACTGCTTATGTAGTAGATGAGTTAGTTAAAAATAATTCAAAAAGATATAAATGTATTCAAGCCCATACATCTAGTGCTGATGATGAACCAGGTGTAGGTGCTAATTGGGAAACTTACTGGACATTAGAGGCAGATGGGACTGCTTCTAAGCCATTTAAGACAATTACTGATGCCTCTAGAGGGTTGACAGGTGGGGATGAGGTAAGGGTTGCTAAAAGTCCTGACCCCACAGATTTAACAGGCACTTTGGATTTTACTCTTGGTAGCACTACTGTAACTGGCACTGGAACGAGCTTTACAACTGAACTTGCAGCAAATGATTTTATAAAAGGGGCTGATGGTTTTTGGTATGAAGTAGTTTCAATAACCTCTGATACACAGCTTACACTTTATAAGGCTTATGCAGGAGATAATGCTAGTGGCGTTTCAAGCCAAAAATTGGGAATTACCAGCACAGGCACTGCTAGTTCTTCAACAGAGCATGTCCAAGAAGTTATGTCTGCTGGAAGTTCTAGTGCAAGCAGATTAAAAATATCTGGAGGTTGGGATTTATCCACTGAAACACAAACTGGACAAACTTATTTTAGGCAGGCAGGAAGTAGTCGTAATGGATGTGGATTATACATTAGTGCTAAAAGTTATCTTGAAATAGAAAAAGTAAGCTTTTTAAGATATTATTACGGTATTTCTACATCAGGCACTTGCAACTACATTAAATATGAAACTATTTTTGTAGGTGGAATAGGAACTTATGGGATAGAGCAATCCACAGCTTCAACTAATTGGGAAATGAATAATATTGATGCGGTATGTGTTAATAATAATAGTATTCGTTTGCCAGGCAGTAATCATACTGTATCCAATATTAATATTCGTTCAAGCGGTAATTTTTATATATCAACTGATAAAAGCTCTTTTTCTGATTGTGTGCTTAGAAGGGCTTATTTAAACTTAAGTGGCGATAAAAATAGTTTTTCTTCATTAACAATTGAACATGCAGGATATGATGGTTTATATATAAGTGGTAGCCATCATAACTATTTTATTGATTTAACAGTTTCTAATAGTGGCGTTGGTAATCATGGAATATATTTATATAATTCTCGTTGTAATACTTTTGTAAATCTTACTTGTAATAATAATGGTGGATATGGGATTTATCTTTATAACAATAGCTATAATAACAAATTTTATAGATATTCTGGAACTGGTAATTCTTCAGGAGATATATATTGGGCGGCCTTTGGCTATGCAGATTGGAAAGAGCATCCTATTTATATGATGCAACATTTTAAGACTACTGATGACAACCGCACTCAATACCAATATGGTTTGATAAAATGTGATACTGCTAATGCGAGGAGTGGCAAATGTTTGCAAATTACTCCTTCAGATGCAGATAATTATGTAAAACAAACATTTCTGTTTCCTGTTAATAGTGGTAATACTCCCACAGTAAGTTTGTATATTAAAAAGAATTCAAGCTTTAATGGTTCGGTAAGGGCAGCATTATATTTCTTAGGCAAAAGAATAGATGGTTGGGATGATATAACTCCAACACAAACAGATACTTATGAGCAAAAATCCTTGGTAGTTCCAACTGACGAAATAGATGAGCAAGGGAGTTTAGAATTAAGAATAGAATGTAAAGGAACGGCAGGTGATATTTTTATAGATGATATAGGTTTTAACTAATGAATGCTTTATCATATTGGCATGATGGACAACCTCTTAATGTCAATAAACTTTCCAATGAAGGCCATTTAGAATATTGGCATAATGGCCAACCTTTTAATGTATATGATAGTAATGAGTTTGTTTACAATGGGTCTATTTCTTTATCTTTAACTCCTAATTCATCTTATCACGCTGATTATGTATATCAGGGCAATATTACTATCAATATTACTCCGTCTCATGAAATACTTGTTGATTTTGCTTATTATGGGCAAATAAATATTAACTTAGGCACAAGAACTTTATATGGTGATGATAATGACTTTCTTTATGATGCTAATATTCCTGTAAGTATTGCTCCTGCTGGTAGCTATTATACAGCGAATGAATTTCATTATGAAGGCGAAATAAACATCAAACTTACTCCTCAAGCCTCAACCGTAGGTAGTTGGGGATATGTAGGAGAAATTTCTTTTAAATTAGAGCTTACAAGCCAATATCATACTCCTATCCCAGGGCGAGACCCCTATACTGGTTATGGTCTAGCAGATTTAACTTTTCTTACCGAAACACCACCTTATATATGTTTAACAGGGGATATTACTGTTACTATTGACCCAACGGCTGAACTTGCCTCTCAATTCACAGAATATCCTGTAACAGCTACTGGTGGATTGGAGTTTGGCGGTGAAGGTGAAAAAGCTTTTACTACTCCAACCGTTTATGAAGTAACAGCGTCAGGCGGATTTGAAATAAAGGCTACTACTGTTTATGAGTTTGTTACTCCAACTGTTTATGAGAAAACAGGAATAGTAAAAATAAAAGTCAATGGTGAAAGTGATATTGACTTTGTAAGACCACCCTTGCTTCCCTTTGAACTCGTTGCTAGCGGTGGATTATCTTTTTCAAGTGCAACTGATATTACTTTTCAACTTCCATCCGTAGAAGAAATAATCGCTGAGGGTGGTTTTGTCTTTTCAAGCAATACAAGGAAGCAATTTATTACCCCTCGTGATTTAATTTATTCTGTCATTGCCTCTGGTGGCATAACTGTAAGCGGAGGTGAATATTACTCTTTTATTACCCCAGGGGAGCTTACTTATTTTTTAACCAGCAAAGGAGGTTTAGAACTTTCAAGCAACTCAATTATTAGTTTTGTCTACCCAGTTATTGTTTCTATTATTGCGAGCGGTGGTTTAGAATTAGGTGGGGAGAATATTGAAGATATTTATCAAACATGGGTATTAAGCGGAACTAATTTTAATCCTTCTATATACAGCAATTACAACTTCAACTCATACTGCCAACATCAAGGTAAATATTATGCTGCAAATAAAGACGGTATATATGTATTGGAAGGGACTAGCGACAATGGAGAGGAAATACATACAGGGATTGAATTAATATCTACACACCTAGGCACAAATAACCAGAAAAGATTACGGACTGTAACTGTTAATGAAGGCGATGCGACAATAAAAGTAAAAATAGATAGCAATGAATATGAAGGTAATACTACTAAAGGGAAACTTTTTATTCCTAGAGCTTTACAGGGCAAAGAAGTTAAAGTAATTATAAAAGACTTTTCAAAGTTAGATTTTGTAGAAATAGAACCTGTTATATTGGGGTATTAAACAATGGCAACGGACGCAGAACATTACAGATGGCTACAAAAAAAAGAAGGTAAAGTAAAAGAGTTTGATGATGGCTATAAAAAAGTAATATCAGCAATGGCTGCACGGGGATTTACTTTTATCCCTGGGAATATGCTTGCTGGTATAATTGAAATGGCTAAACAAACCAAAAAGGCTTTAACAGAAGCCAATGCACAAACTTATAATGAAGAAAGGCAAATACAATATGATATAGACGAGTTTAGTTTAAATCTTGCAGTTAATTATGCCAGACTTGAATTTGAATTATATAAGCAGTGGGTTTTAAATGCTTTAGAATGGGAAGCCTCAAAATTAGAAGAAGATTTTAAATTAGGCAAAGACTATATTAGAAGGTTAGAAACTGAAATAAATAAAAGAAATGCAGAGTTGATTGAGTTTAAGGCTCAAATTGATAGTGAAATATGGGAATATAGGCAGAAAATAGAAAGTTTAAGAGGAGAGACACTTGATAAGGAATTACAGCTTGCTGAGGCAAAAATGGAAACTGCTCAAGAAAAAATGAAACTAATAGAGCCATTACAGCAAGCTATTGATGCAGAGGCATTGGTAATTGCTGCCGAAAAAAGAAGGGCAGAGGCTTTAAAAATAGTTTTAGAGATAGAAAAAGAAATAGCTTTATTAAAAAAAGGACTAATTCCAGATTATTTAAAACTGGCAGAAAAAAGACAAGAGTTAGCTGATGCTATTATAAATGAAGCAAAATGGAAAGAACTTTTAATAAAACTTGGATATAAAGAAACAGATTTAAAAGATGCTCAAGCTAACGCAGAGATTGAAAGGGCAGAAAAAGAGAAAGAATTGGAAATAGCCCGTTTAAATTATATTAAGGCAGCCAATGCTTTAAGTATAGCTAAAGCTCATATGCAGACTGTTTTATCTCAGCTATCCAAAGAAAATACTGATACCATTTTAGAATTACGCACTGAATTGGCTAAAGAAAAAATCACTACTCAATTGGACAACTATATTAAAAAGCTGGATATTCGTGTAGAAGATGAAAATGAAATAAAAGAGAAAAGAATTGCTTTAAGCCAATCTGCTACGACTGAACAAATAGCAAAACTAATAGAATTGGCTAATTCTACCGACCAAAGGATTAGGGATTGTGCTTGGACAATACAACGAGTTGGACGCTGGACTGTAATCACTCAGAAGATTAAAGCAGTGAGTGCAGAGGTATAAAGATGACAGAAGAAAAAAATAGAGCAAAAGAAAGAAATAGTGCAATATGGACAAGGCTGATTAACTTAAATTATATGGGCATCAATAATTATTTAGAGCATTGGGAAGAAAATATTAACAAAACTGGACTGCCTGGTATTGAAACATTTTTAATAGTCATTGATGATGTTTTTGATAGAAAGCAAGAGCAATTACAAAAAACTATTGAATATAAATATACAGCTATTGATACTGATAAAACAAATATTGATGCCATAGCTGAAAATAGAAGAAAGATATTAGCTTTACAAAGGCAAACCAATAATTATATATTGCAGACATTGCAGTATGGTCTGGAAGTTCAAAGGCTTATGATGGATGCTAAATTTGTTGCAGCGAGATTGGTTGGTGAGGCAGAAAAAAGTTATCAACAAACAAGATATGAAGTTGAGCGTGACAGGACAGATATAAGACTAGAAGAATTGGATATAGAAATAGAAACGGAAAAAATAAGGAAAAAACTGGTTGAGCTTGATGTCTTAAAAGCCTTGCTGGATGTTGAAAGAACAAAGACGAATGCTGTTTTGGCTGATATAAGAGTTGTAGAAGCTGAAAACAGGAAAACACAGGCCGAAGTTGAAAAGGCAATGGTAGAAGTTACCAGAGCTAGGTTAGCAGCAGATATAGCTTCTACATTTGCTGAAATAGTGACTAGAGAACTTACAAGAACTAAGTATAAAGTTCGTAGGAGAGAAATAGATAAAGCATTTGATAGGATTACTAACCGATTAAAAGTTGAATTAGAATTATTACAACAAAGAATATTACAGCAAAAAGAAAATGAAAGTGAAAGGAATAATCTCTTAGAAGAAGTGACTGCATTGCAGGAAATAAAAGAAAGTATAGAAAATCAAAGGATTTTAGAACAGCAAAAAGAAAGAGAGATATTTGAACATGAAAAAGGCCAGCAAATTTCAGCAATAGAACAAGAAGAAACTATTAGAGATAGTGAAGTGGAAAAACAAAAAGAACTTTTAGAGCAGTTATCATTGGCTGATATTGAAGTTATGAAACGGAAAATTGATGATGAAATTCTGCTTAATGAAGCTAGGAAATGGGCGGCTAAACATCAAATCCGTGGTATAGTATCTCATAGCGAAAAATTAGAACAAAGAATAGTGCAACAGGCGAGTGTGTAAAGATGCCAGAAGAAGAATTTGACGAAGCATTTGAAGACCTTATACATGAAGCAGTTAATATATATGCTCAAGTAGGTATATTTGCACCATACTTGGAAGCTACATGGTTTATTTTTGATGAGCCTGCACTTGATTTTATTTTACAGGAAGCAGAGGGTAGCTTGGATACGATGTTTAGTGAGTTACAAGTAAGTCCCGTTGTAATAAATAATGAAAAAAAGTTGTTTATGGCTTGTTATGAATTCCCCACATATAGCAATGATTTTTCTTTTCATATTCCAGATAAGCCCGATTTAACAATAGGATGGATAGATTTTCTTGGTGGAATGCCTTTTGGTGATATTGAAATGCTAGGTATTATTGGAGAGTATTCTTCTACTAGAGAGGACATTCAAGTTAAAAAGGGGAATAATATGCCTGTTCCACCTATTCCCTATCGTCTTTTCCAAGGATTTGGCGAGAATAGAGTATTATTTAATCAGATGTGGATAGCAAGTGAAAATGTTATACCTTTAGCTCCTCAAGTTGCAGGAGTTCCAAAACCACAGAACCCTCATTGGTGGCTAAGATATTTTATAACAGAGAATAAAGAAATAAAATGGCCTGTGCCTGGAGAGTTTTTAGGGTTAGGAGTTAGAATATTCCCTAATTTGCCTTGGGGAAGCCAAGAAAGCAATCCGTTTTTGTTCAGTGGAAACTGGATGGATACGGTATATTATAGCAGTGGAAGAATTAAAGAAGTAATAGAGCCAGATGTATTTAAAGATTATTATAGATATAAAATACAGAGAAGACATCAAACAGAAGAAATTACTCCAACCGATTTTTTTAATTATGAGAAAGGGGAAAGGGCAACTATATTAAAAAATGTTGGTAGCTCTAAAACATCCCAGACATGGGAGGATGATAAAAATTTTTCACAAGATTGGAGATTAGCCCCAATTAGTTTTTACGAGGAGGGATAAAAATGCCGTTTGAATATAGGACAAAAAAATGGAGAATAGCAGGAGGACAAGCACCAACAAGGTTATCGCAGGGCACTAGCTCGTATGGAACTTCCTTGCCTAGCTATATACAATTCCCATCTTCTTTAGATAAAATTGATTGGAATAAATGGCTTCAAGAAAAATACAGAATAAAGGAATTGCAGGCCCAAGAATATCCTACTTATGGACGGATAAGAGGCGAATACGAACTTGCTCGGGAGCGGTTAAGCCAAAAAGGATTGATGGAAAGAGAAAAAGAAGCTACAAGGCGCCAAGCAATGATAGAAGCAGGAAAGGCAGCAGAGCGTGCTTTACGCTGGGGGCCACAGGGCATTGAAAGAAGAAGAATTGAGGCTTTATACGGAACTGATTGGTCTGAAGGATTAGAACGGAAAAAGTTGGAATTGTCCGAAATGGAGAAAAAAGCAATTGCAGATTATTATAAAACACTGGCGAAACAGCAAGGACAAAGAAAAGGTAAATATTCAATTGTTGAAGTTCCTAACCCAACTGGTATACCTGATGTTTATGTATTTGAGCATGAAACTGGGATAGCACGTCCTCTTTTAGAATATGTGCCTAAAAAGACACCTACAACTACTGGTATTGAACAACCTGTTACTGAACAAACTCCTGCTACTCGGCAACTTAGTGATGAGGAAGTGCTTAAACGCTATCCAGATGCAAAGAAAGCACCTGATGGAAATTGGTATGTTAAAAGAGAAGGGAAATGGTATAGAATTGATTAGTTAGGAGAGAAAGATGCCATTAACTCCAGTTGATTACGACCCTTTTGAAGAAACAAAGCAACCCGCACAACCATCAGAAACACAGGGGCTTAAATTAGTTCCTGTTGATTATGACCCCTTTGCTTCTGAACAAAAAGAAGGAGTTTTAGAAAAAGCAGCGTTTACCGCAATGAAACCTTGGGCTACTTTCCCTGAAAAAGAGCAAAGGGATTTTGTAAAAGGATTAGCTAAAAGATTTTATGCAGGGGCTTTAGAAACAGCAACCAGTATCAATAGGCTTTTAGGTTTTTCTCCTGAAAGTCGGCTTGTTAAACCTGCTGAAAGAAAAATTCAAAAAATAAGGCAGGAAACTCAACCCAAAAGTAAACTGGAAAAAGTAGGATATAAATTTATGGAAACTTTGGGAAGTCTTGGAACTACTCTTCCTCTAGATGTTATGACAGGTGGTGCTACTAAATTGTCTTTAGGTAGCAGGGTTATTCCTAGGGTAGCAGAAATATTATCTAGAATACCTGATTTTGCAGTGGGAATGGGGATAAGAGGTGCTATCGCAGGAGCTAAAGAAGGAGAAACTATCCCAGAAAGAACAATTAGTGCCTTAAAGAAAGGAGCTGAAAATTTAGCATGGGGAGTTATCTATGGAAGATTAGGAGGCAGGTATCAAATACCTAAGTTTGGAGCTTTAGGTGCAGCCGAAGCTACTTATCAGGCATCTAAAGAAGGAAGATTACCGACTAAAGAAGAAATAGAAGAAGGCGTTGCTCATGGCATGGCCTTAGGGACGTTATTTTCTATGCTACCTTGGCTAGCTAAAAAAACTCAAGTAGGCATAGAAAGGACTATACTTAATAAAGCTCAAAGAAATATAGAGAAGGCTTACAGAGAAGGCCGTTTTGAAGATATAGAAAAAGAGTTTGATGCTCTTTCTACCAATGAAAAATTAAGACCAGAAGTAAGGCAGGCAGTTAAAGAAATAAAGGAAACTACATTACCTCCAAAAGAGAAATCTCCTGCAAAAGAAGTTGAAAGACCAGAAGCAGAAGTTGTAGAACCAGAAAGAGCAAGGGAAGCTATTATAACTGCGGTTAAAAGAGACTTGGCTAGGGGTAGGGATGAAGCTGGTAATTCCTTTGGTATTGATGAGTTATTTGCATTAAAAGAACATCCCGAAATACAAAGGCTAGGACTGGATGATGAGATTAACAAACTTATTATAGAAGAACAGGCCAAACCCCCACCAGAGCGTGTTAATGTTGCTGAGTTATTGCCTAAAAGACCAGTAGTAGAACCAGAAAAGAAGCCTTATAAAGAAGAAAGACCTGTTGTATTGGGAGAAGAAGAAAAACCTCCTGCAAAAGAAATTGTAGCACCTGAAGGAGTTCCTGCTGAAATAGCACGGATACAGGCCAAGCCAGCATTCCTTAGAACCGCTGAAGAAAAATTAACCTTAGAAAGGTATGAAAAGGGCAAAAAAAAACCAAAAATTGAGACAGCTCCTGAAGAAAGAAAGAGAGAGATTATAGTTCCTGAAGGTGAAGTAAAAAAAGAAAAGGCTAGAGAAGAAAGGAAAGTTACTGAAGAGAAGCCTCCAGCAAAAGAAGTCAAAGAAAAGCCTAAGCCTGAAAAGAAAGCCAAGCCTTACGAAGGTGTTGAACCTGGTAGTGCAGAGTGGATGAAAATCTGGAAAGAGCATCCAGAACTGCAAAAAGAAATGGCTGAAATACGCCAGAAGCAGATAGTTGAAGAAGGTAAGAAGGAAAAGGCTTTGCCAGAGGTTAAAGCTAAAAAAGAACCTTGGGAAATGACGAAGGAGGAATTTGTTAATAAACAAGATAGCTATATTAAAAAAATTACTCCGCATATTGAACAAGTAAGAAATAATAATAAAACAATTGAGATAAATGCAAAAGAAATAAATCCACAATTTCCAGATGTTAAAATAATAATATATTCTAATAGACAAAGTAAAACTCCTACATTTTATGATAAAACAGGAAATAAAATTTATTTAAATCTTGATACAAAACCTGATATATTAACTAAAGTGTTAAAAATAGACAATGATAAGATAAATGCAATATATAGTTTATTGCATGAATTTGCACATATAAAAGGTATTCCTGAAGATTGGGCAGTTAATTTACTACGATACAAAGGAAAATATCAAAAACTTCATCAAAAAAGAGCAATAGAAGCAAGTAAATTAGGGGATGCTTGGCTACGTAATTATCTTGATAAACATAAAGAACAAATTGAACAAAACCTCAAACAAAACAAGCCCGTTCCCGAAGAAGTATTAAAAGAATATCCCGATTTAGCAAAGAAGTATAAGAAAGAACCTCCCAAAGAAAAACCTTCAGTAGTGCCTTTAACTAAGACACTTTATGAAAATTCTTATCCCATTGAATTAAGTAAAGCCAGTGAGGAATTTCCTGAACATAGGCTTGGTGTTGATTATGTGGTTAAGCTGGTGGATAAAAACACAGGTAAGGTTACTTGGGCTAGTTTAAGTGAGAAAAGAGCAAGAGAGTTATTTCCACGGTCTTTTGAAGAAAAGGGTAAGGAAGTTGCTAAAGCAGAAACCGAATGGCAACCAGTAAAGAATTACGGCAAAGAAATAACCGAAGGAACTCATGTCAAATGGAGATATAGAGGCAAGGAAGGGGAAGGAATAGCTACAGGTAAAATAGGGAAGCGTAAAACAGGCTTTGTTTATCATAGAGTAAAAACTCCAGAAGGCAAAACAAAATATATGCCTTGGACATCTAGGGCAGAATACTGGATTAAGGCAGAGAAAGAGGTTAAGCTTGTTAAAGAAGCAAAAGCGGAAGTTAAAGAGAAAGAACCTATAATAACTCAACCCAAAGAAAATTTATATGAAGTGCGTCATCCAGAGAAAAAGACATGGTATCAAATCAAAGAAGACCCAGAAACAGAGCAATGGAGAGTTGTAAGATTTGAGCCTTATGAAACTACATACGAAGGAAAGAAAGTAACTATTAACAAGGGCATTGAAACAAAGTTTTTCAACTCCTTAGAAGAAGCAAAAAAGTTTGCTCAAAAAGAAATTGTAGAAAAGAAGCCTGAACCTGAAAAAACAATTAAAGTTCATGAACATGGAGAAGAATATATAGTAAGGGATAAAGATTATGAAGAAACAGCATCAAAAACAAGAAAAGAAATCCTTAATGAATTACAGGGACTGGAATGGTTTATTCCTAAGCCACCAAAGTTTATTCCAGTTTCTGAAAAAGCAGAACCAGCAAAGGAAGGTGGCGGAATTAAAACAATTGCCGAAGGAATACGCAAAGACCTTATCAAAACAGGCAGAGTAGATTTAAGAAGTAAAGAAATTAAACATCCCGCTGATTTGGCAGTTGTAGCTCAAGTCTATCGTGACCCAAGATTTGAAACTTTAAGAATATTCTATATGAAGGGTAATAAAATAGTTGCTCATGAAGGCATAACAAATAGAATGCCTAATTTTGTTGCAAGTGAGCTTACTCCTAAATTTATATGGGAAATTAAAAATAGAATGAAAAGGCTTGGGGCTGATGGATACTATCTAGTGCATAACCATCCCAGTGGTAATCCCTCTCCTTCTTTAGATGATATAAATTTTACATTGGCTTGTGCAGATAAAATACCAGGGTTAAAGCATCACATTATAATAAATTCTGGTAAATATGGTGCAATTAGAGAAGATGGAGTTGCTTATGTTTTGCCCTTACCAGGCATTCCTAAAGATTGGGTTGACCCTTTATTATCTCCAACAAAACCTCATGGATTGTTAGGTTTTAAAATAAAAACAGAAAAAGACTTGGCGTTAATTAGCCGCAGCTTTAAAGACGATTCTAAGGTTGTAACATTGATATATTGTTCAGGTAATAAGATTAGACTTATACAGGAAGTCCCTGCTAGGTTATTTACTAATGTTGAACAAATAACAAATTATATAAGGGGGCGTGTCAGAGAATTTGGCACAAATCATGTCTTTGCTGTTTTTAGTGGTAAATATGAAGAAACCAAAGATTTATACAATACCTCTACTGAGTTAATCCGTAAGAATATTTTAACTGATGCCGCGTTTTCAGGGACAACTATACGACAGGCAACTAATATTCATGCAGAAGCGAATGAGATTTGGGGATTAAGACAAATTCCTGAATATCGTTTAGGAGAACCTATAGAGGAATATTCAAAACGCATTGCTTGGGCTAAGGAATATCTTGAAAGAATAAAGGCAAAGGAAGGACTAAAAAAAGAAGTAAAAAAAGAACCTGTAATTACAAAGGATATAGCTAAGAAAACAGGAGAAGTAGATAAAATATTTACACCTGAAGAACCTGCTGCAATGGTTAGAATATCTGCTAGAAGATTAATGGCAGAAAGAGCAAGAGAGATTGATGCCATTGTAGAAGCAACAAAAATCTCTCATGAATGGTGGGACAGACAGCCTGTAGATAAGCAGATACTTTATATTGATAAGATGATGAAAGGTGATACGGATTTTTCTGAGTTTGGTAAAGATAGTAAAGTTGTTAAAGACATGGCTCAACAGCACCGTGCTTTGCTTGATAAAGCTTATGAGATAGATAAGAGCGTTAATGAAAGGCTTGATTATTTAGAAAATTATTGGCCTGGAATATGGAAAAACAGAGAAAAAGCAGAAGCATGGATACAGAAAAAGTTAAATACCACACCAGGGTATTATAAACATAAATTTTATAAGTTAATGAGTGATGGAATTAAAGCAGGACTAGAACCTATTACTACCAATCCCCAAGAGATGGTTCTTTGGAGATATTTCAGTGCACTTCATCATAAGATGCGGAAAGACTTTCTTAATGAAATGAAAGCATATGAACTTTTGAAATTTAAAAGAGGTTTTAAAAAACCACCAAAAGGCTGGGCAGTTCCTAAAGACCCATCCCTTCAAGTCTTCTTTAGAGGCAAAGAGGGAATGGTGCGGACAGGCGAATGGATAATGCCCAAAGAAGCTGCCAACATAGTAGATAAATGGCTTTCTCCTTCTTTATGGTCTCGGCCAGATAATTGGGGTAAGGTTTTCAAAGCATTTATGGCAGTCAAAAATCCTTTTGTCGCTGTTAAACTTGGTCTTAGCGGGTTTCACTTTTTGAATGTTACTTTATCAGACTTAACTTATAATGTAATGAGGCTTACAAACAGCACTTTAAAAGGAGATATTGACGTTGCTTTAGACCGTTTTGCAGATATTTTAACTGGCCCCGTTTCTTCTCTTAAATTAGGGCATAAAGCCGTTGAGCTTTGGCTTGGCAAGAGAAGCATCCAAACTGATTTAGACAAAGAAATTGTAAATTATTTAATAAGGGCAGGTGCAAGATATAAACTTTCTAAGGCTTACAAAATAGGGCTTGAAGATAACTGGAAGAAAGCAATAAGAGATTTTAGAAAGAAAAACATTATAGGAGGAACTATTAAATTAATTCCAGCTATTGCTGAGAAAATACAAGCACCTCTTATGGAATGGTATGTGCCTAGATTGAAAATAGGAGCTTTTTTAAAGCAAGCAAAAGATTTTACATCAGCACATCCAGAAATAAAAGGAGCAAAGCTGGATAAGGCATTACAAAAGATATGGGATAGTATGGATAATAATTTTGGGCAGATGGTTTATGATAATCTTTTCTGGAATAGAACTATAAGAGATTTGGCGGTAGCAAGTTCTTTATCGTTAAGTTGGCAATTAGGGACTATAAGAGAATGGGGAGGAGCAGGTCTTGACATTAAAGAAGCTATTATGAAAAAGAAAATGCCTTTGTGGGCTGGCAGGATACAATTCTCTATTACATATCCTTTTGTAGTTGGAATGATTGGCGGATTAATGTGTTATCTTTTTACAGGAAAACCCCCTCAAGAATTGTTAGATTATTTCTATCCTAAAACGGGCGAGAAAAACCCTGATGGAAGTGATGAGAGATTACAATTGCCTGCAATGACTAAAGAATACTGGGTTGCTAAAGCTGCATTAGAAAAGCATGGAATTTTTAAAGGAATATCTACTGTTGCTTGGCATAAATTAAATCCAGTAATTAGTTTAACTTTGGATTTGTTTACCAATCAAGACTATTTCAAAACAGAAATAAGAGACCCCAATGCACCATTGCTTAAACAGGCAGAGCAAGTCGCTGTATTTTTGGGCACAAGCGGTTTAGTCCCAATTTCAATTGCTAATTTTATACGGCATGAAAAAATCAGTGGAGAAAAAAGCATTCTACCTATTTTAGGTATAGGCGTTGCACCTCGTTATATAACAAGGACAAAAATTCAAAATGAAATTTACAATTTATATTCTAAGCGGTTTCAAGGAATTAAAAAGCGTGGAGAAAAATATGAAACAAATCAAATCAAAGCACAGTTAAGAAGCTTGCTTTGGGTTGCAGAAAATCATCATGACCCTGAAAGAAGAAAGAAGGCTTGGGCTGAGTTTGTAGAGACTTTAAAAGAAGTGAAAGAGAAGAATATAGTTTTAAGTAAAAGGTTCTGGAAGACTATAAGGTTAGCACCTGACATTAGAGTTTTTAGTGCTTTAAACGATGAAGACCAGCTAGACCTTCTTTTGAAAATGACACCAAAGGAGCTAACAAGATATTTGCGTTATGCTAAAAGACGAGCAAAGTATGAATTTTTAAAAAGAAAAAAGACTAAAGAAATACAGTCTTTTACAAGGCCAAAATCCACAACAGGATTATTAAATTATGGTCTGTAAAGGAGATTAGCCATGAACAATAAAGAAATGGAATATGTAAAGGATTTATTGGAGACGCATACAACTTATATAAATAAAGAGCTTAATGCCCTATCTAAAAAAATAGATGCTGTTTGTGTTCAAATAACAAATAATAAAAAAGAAATAGAACAAAAAATAGAAAAAGTAGAAAAAAAGACAAGGTGGTATAAGACCACTTCGTTTGCAGGGGGAGCATTTGGTGGTTTTTTAGCCATTTTTACTAAAGGATTTTTTTGGGGAGGTAAGTGATGGAAAAGAAAATTAAAAAAGTTTACAGCAAAGTAAAGGGCAAAAAAAATGTGATTGGTCATTCCAATCAAATCATACAGTATTTTGATAAGCAACTTGGCAAGAAGGTGGATACTGTAATTGTTTATGTTAGAAAGAAAGAGAAAGAAGAATTTTTATCAAAGCAAGACCTTATTCCTCGGTATGTGAAGGGGATGAGAATTAAAGTAATTGAGATTGGTAAGGTTGAAGCTTTAAATATTGATAGAACGCAAAAGGTTAGACCTGTCTTATTGGGTTTATCTGTGGGTAATCATGATATAACTGCTGGTTCTTTGGGAATGATGTTTGTTGCTGATGAAATAGTAGTAGGAAGTAATGCCCATGTTATATCGCCTGATGCTGGTATGAACCCAAATGATGTGAAAGAAAAAAGAATATATCAGCCGGGCCCTTATCACGGAGGCACACCAGAAGAAAATATTTGTGGTGAATATATTTGGCATAAACAAATTAAACCCGCTACTACTCCAAGCCCCTGTAAAATATCAAAAGGGATTGTTGCATGTCTAAATTTTATCTGGAGCTTATTTAACCGTAATACACGATTTCAAGCATTCCAAGAAAATGTAAATCATATTGACTTTGGAGTATATAGGCCATTGGTTGAACATTTATGTAAGCTTCCTGATAACCAAGACTTCCCTGGTAATTTTATTGGGTTACTCTTTGCTGGAAGTGATAAAGTAGGAGTGATATGCAAGGTAAAATATATAATAGATGAGGGTTTTACGCCAAGGGTTTCTTCTATTGAAGTAAAACAAATGGATGTCGTTTGGGGTTCTTCTTTTTGGGGAGATTATCAAACTACGGTTCAAGATGAAAGTGCTACCATCCAAGTTAGTTATGGTGATTTTACAGCCGTATTTGAAGATGTAATTTTGGTTCATAATGAAGATGTAATACGGGGAGGCTGGAGTGGTTCAGGATGGTATAAGGTTGGCTAAAAAAATTATATGCATCAGTGATCTTCATATTCCTTATACTAGTCAATATTTCATTCCTTTTGCTGATTATGCTTCTAAGGCAGATAAGGTTGTTTTTTGTGGTGATATTTTAGATTTAGTAAGATGTAATATTAAAGATATTAAAAATAGCTATATTGGACAAGAGTTATTAAAGGCATTAAAAAAGATTATAAAGGCAACCCAAACAGTTTTTATTGAAGGTAATCATGACCCAGAGTTAGGGAAAAGTCTAACTGAATTATTAGGAATGGAAATACAATCATTCCCTTTTTACCGCATAGGCAGAATGGGATTTGTGCATGGCTATCAATTTGACCCACTATGCAAGCACTGGGATTGGAAATTATTATCAAAATTTGCACCATGGTTTTTTAATCCACCTTCTAAATGGAAGCAGAGAAATAGAGAAAAATGGCATGAAAAAATAGGACAGATATATGCAGAAGCATTTTCTTTTTTAGAAAAAGCTGATTGGTGTAGGATATTGGTTATAGGACATACCCATTATCCCTCTATTCATACATTGGAAACAGGGCAGAAATTAGCTAATTGTGGAGATTGGTTAGATAGTAGAAGCTGGTTGGAGATTGAGAGAGGTAAGGTGGAAATTAAAACTTTATGAATCAGCAAGAATTTAACCTAAATATTGGAGGATTTACTCCTTTTTCCACGATTGACTTCCCTAACCATTTATCTGCTGTTATTTATACTCAAGGATGTAACTTTCGTTGCCCTTATTGCCACAATCTCCAATTAGTAGATTGTCTACAGCCCTCCATTCCTTACGAAAAAATCCACAAATCTCTATTAACAAGGAAGCGGATTATTGATGGAGTGGTTATTACTGGTGGTGAACCTACCTTACATAAAGACTTACCTGCCTTCTGTGCATGGTTAAAGAATATGGGGTTTGCGGTAAAACTGGATACCAATGGCACTAGGCCTTTTATGTTGACCTTGCTTATAAGAAAGAAACTAGTGGATTATATTGCTATGGACATTAAAGCCCCTTGGGATAAATATCAAGCTGTCACCAACACCAAGCTCCCAATTGAACCTGTTAAAAAGTCAGTCACTCTTCTTAAAAGTGCTAAACTTCCTTGTGAATTCAGAACTACCGTGCATAGCAGTTTATTGACATTCACAGACTTAGAGAAGATTATTTATATAGTTGGCCAAAACCACCTTCTTTGTTTACAGGTAGCCCGTCCAACACCTTTTTATAAAGAAAAAAATGAATATACTAAAGAAGATTTGGAGGCATTTACAAAAGAGTTTCCAAAGTATAATTTGGAGGTTAGATAACCATTGAACCAGCAAGAGATAGAAGCTAGAAGACTTACTACTTTAATCAAGCAGTGGGCAGTGGAGGCTAGAACTAGATGCTCTGAAACAGAAGACCCAGAGGAATGTCAAAAACTTATGAAACAATTATTAAAACTATGTGAAAACTTTGGAAGATTGACTAATTTAATTAAATATTTTAAAGATTAAATGGAGGGTAAAATGAAAAAATTATCCATTATTTTTCTTTGTTTTGTATTTCTAGGCTGTGCTGGGCATACGGGTAAAATAACAAAGGGATATGAAGGTTTTATGAAACAGGCTAATGAGTTGGCTCAGGTTTTATGTGAACATAGTGAATTTTCTACCTGTTATTGGCAGGCAGCATTAGGTGATGATATAAATAAGCTACCTGCTGAAGCTTTGAATATACTAGATGAAATTGAACAAATAACAAAAGGGAAAACGGTAGATGAACTAACGGAGTGTGAGAAAGGAAAGTTATTAGGACTGTGGCAGAGGTTTGGTTCTTTGGTTGGTAAAGATATAATAGAAAAGGTAGTGCCTTATATGATTAAGTTTGTGGGGGCTTTGTAAAATGCTGATTAAATTCCTCGCCTACAAAGGCACTGATTGGCTAGCTAAGGTAATTAAGTGGGAAACTCAATCAGATTACAGCCATATTGCATATCTTTATGATGACAACCATACAATAGAATGCTGGCCTGAGCATTGGTATCAGTTGTTGAATGTAAGATGGAATATTAGACCGATATTTAAAGGATACAAAAAAGGCGATGAGTATGAAATATGGGGTCTGGAGGTTTCTAGTGGACAGGTTTGTGTAATACATAACTTCTTCTTAGGGCTTGTAGAAAAGAAAGCTAAGTTTGACTATGTTGCTGGACTTGGCTTGTTTGCTAAGTGGCGGAGGGAGAGGAAAGGACAATACTTTTGCAGTGAGGGTTGCATTGCACCACTCGTAAAAATATTTGATTGGACACATATTAAACCGTGGAAAGTTACACCTGAAAATTTCATACAGATAATTCAGGCTTGTGGTGGAAGATTGATTAAAAGAGGTAAGGTCTAATGCCGAACTCTAATAAGCCATATAGAGTTGTTTTCTTTTCTGGTGGTAAAGATAGCACTGCTATGTTAATAGTGCTATTAGAAAATCAAATACCATTTGATGAAATCATTTTTAATGATACTGGAGCGGAGTTCCCAGAAATATATACACATATAAATTTAGTTCAAAAGAAACTTGGAGTTGAAATAACTTGTTTAAAACCTGAGAGACATTTTGAATATTGGATGTGTGAACACAAAACTAGAAAGGGATATACTGGTTATGGATGGCCTCGGATGCATTTAAGGTGGTGCACTAGACTTTTTAAATATTTATTAGAAAGGTCATATTTTAAAAAAAAGCAATTAAAAAATATACATAGACTTATGGGAATAAGTGCAAGTGAAATAAAAAGAATGAAATATCGTAAACAAGAAAGTTACCCTCTTGTAGAATTTGGGATTGATGGCCAAGAAGCATTAAAGATATGTTACCGCTATGGTTTTGATTGGAATGGATTATATGAAAAAATAAATCGCACAGGTTGTTTTTGGTGTCCGTTTAAGAGAATGAAAGACTTAGAAAATATTTATCGTTTTTATCCTCATTTATGGGCACGGATGATGGAATTGGACAGTAAGTGTTGGAATAAATTTAAACCAGACTGGACTTTACAACAATTGGAAAGGCGGTTTAGAAATACAGTTTATCTTTTTTAAGGGGGTAGTGCCACATATTTAGCCTCTGAGGCAGGTTTGAGCCAAAACAGGATATTTGATATGGGTAAGGCCGAGAAAATGCAATACAGGGCATTCTCGTGCAAATTATTCAATATTTAACAAATATCTTTTAATCCCACTAGCAATTAAAAATGCCGCCCTAATTTGAATATGAGAAGAATGTAATGGTGTAATAGGATTATCTATAAAACCAACTTCAATTAAAACGGCAGGCATTTTAGTTCTTCTTAATACATAAAAATTTCCTTCTTTAATTCCTCTGAACTTATCTGGGACAATCTCATCAATAAATATAGCAATGCTGTCTGCTAATTTGGCACTTTTAATTGAACCAGGATAAATCCAGATTTCTTCTCCTCTAGCATTATGTTTAGGAGAGGCATTAACATGGATACTAATAAACATATCTGCTTTCATACTATTTGCAATAAAAACTCTATCTCGTAATGGCACATATACATCAGCCGTTCTGGTATAAACGCAGTTTACTTTTAGATTAGTTTCATCAGGAATATAAGATAAAAACCCACCCAAATATAATGCAATAGGTAAAACAATATCTTTCTCTTTATATCCTGCATAAACAGCCCCTGGGTCTTTGCCTCCATGCCCTGGGTCAATAATGATAGTATGCTTCTTCATAAATCCCCCCACCTATTTTTTCTATCTCACTCAAGAACAAATAAAACTTTCCTTTATCTGGCACTTCCACTCTTACTTGTCTAGGCTCATCATTGCATATCCACACCACAGTAGCTTCTTCATTACATATATCAAACAATTTAGTAAAGAAAGTAGGTAAAATCCTCACCTTATCACCTACTTTGAAATGGGGCATTGTTTCCCTCCATCTCCAAAATTTTATCTGCAATTATTCTAGCAGTTTCTTTTGGCTTATTTTTAATTATCCATATTTGTTCATAAGGATAGTAATGTTTGGTTAATATTTCTTTCATAGCTTTAACTACCCTAACATCCTCTCTCTCTTTAGACCGCAGAAAGAAAGTATATAAATCAATACCCCGAAATTCCAAATCACACAAAGAGAGGATATAAGGCAAATTAGCTAATAATCGGTAAGCACAGTTGTCTATGATGCTTCTGTCTGCCACAATTATCTTGTCTTTATGCACCAGATAACTAGCAATAGTGCAGTTATCCAATGCATCTTCAAACAATCCATAAGCTAGGCGGTCAGTAAAAATCTTTTCCCTCCAAGTATCTCTTATCCCCATCTGCGTTAATATCCAATGACCAAACTCACCCACAAAAGCAAATTTATCAGGTGATAATAGCTTTTGGAGATAGACAAAGGTAGTTGTCTTACCAATACCGTGGCTACCAGATAATGCATATACCTTAATCATGAGCCAGCTCCTTATAAAGTTCCTCTATCTTTTCTTTAGTTAATGGCCAACCAAATCTACTCATTACCTCGGATATAGTAGCTACCTTTTCACCATCTAAATAAATTCTGGCTTCATTTTTCCGTTTTTCATATATTACGCAAACAATAATACTTTCCTCAAATTGAGAAAGTAGCTTATCCACTACCCACTCAACCTGTTTTTTAACTTTATCAGTCATTGGTTATTCTCCTTAATCACAATCAATCTATCTGATTTTTTATTCTTGTCCGCATAAACTATAATCCCATCACGAAAAACAGTTACAAAACAATATTGTTTGCCTTTAGAAGTTTTTGAAATTTTACCTTTCTCAACTACCTTCTTTACATAGCTTAATACTTCTTTCATAGGTAATTCAGTCCGATTTTCAATAATTAACTTTTCACTCATTGTATTTCTCCTCACCACTTAAATGCATTTTCTATCAACCTTACCCGTGTTACTAGCCTAGGATAATCCTCTTTAAATAAATCCAGTGCCTCTTGGCTCATTAAAAAACGGTTTAACCTCTCCACATCTTCCAATTTAATAGAACTACGCACAAGGCTGATAATTGAATCTATCTGCAATGCAATGCGTAACCAATAGTCTCTGTTTAAATTCATTTGATTTACTTTTTTTTCTGGCATTGCTTACTCCTTTTTAAATATTCTTGTTCAAAATATTTCGCACAGTCAGGGCATAAAATCATAGATGGCATATCCAAGGAAAATAAATCACCTTCCTCCAATGCTTCGTCAAATTCTTCTTCAGTTAATTCCCATGTTACATAAAAACAATCTTCAGTTGGATACCATAACCGTCTACCATGCAAAATTTGGTTTGGGCTTGCTCCACCTACCACGCCTTGGCCCACAAATAAATCCTTTAATTTCCATTTGATTTCCTTTTAAGTTTCCATTTTCTTTCGTCTTTGTCATAATAATATCCTTTCTTTTTCAGGTGAATTGCTAGATTAGTATAAGAAATTTTGCAAACTTTTCCAAACCTTGTTACACTTCCAAATTTTTCTAATACTTTTTTTATTCCTCCATACCTAGCAAAAGCTTCAGAAGCAAGACCATGCGGGGCGTGATTATATTGTTTAGGTTTGGTTTTAATTCTCAATTTCTTAAGTCCTTGCAAAATCGTGGTTCGTTCAAATCCCCATTTCAATTCCATTCCTTTTATTCCTTCTTCATTATACTGACGCTCCAGTTCTTTTTTCACCTTTTCTGCATCACATTCATAGTAATAGAATATATGCCAAAGGAAAGAACCCGCTGGACTAGCAGTTATAGTAGAAACTATTGCACTTTTCAGTTTCGCAGACAAGGGATAATTAAGCTTATCAGCCCATTCAAATAATTCCTTAGCTTCTTTGTTTGAAATTTCTAATTTAAGTATTTTATTACGCCTCATTATTTCACATCCACCTGCCCATAAACAGTAAAAGGCGAAGGAGCTTTTTCTTTAATAGGTCTATTCCTTCTTTCCCAATCTTCATTTACAAGTAGTTGTAATATTCTAATACATTTTGAATTGCTAATTGTTCCTCGTTTATTTGTTTTCCTATTTTTTAGGTATTGAGACACCCAACATCGCACACATAACTTACTTTCAGGGATAGCAGGTTTCCCACAAATAGTGCATCTGCCTTGTTCCATCATTTTCCTTTGCCATTTTAACTGGCGTGAAATGATTTCTTTCATGATGGCCTCCATAATTTTTTAATATATATAATTAGTTCTTCTTGCCCTCGTGCTATTAATGCCATCTTCCCCATAATAAATTGGACGAGTTACATTTCTGCATCTTCTCCGAGGAGAAATTGGCATACCATACGCTTCAAGAATAGCCTCATTCATTTTATGGCACATACTATCAATTCTTTCACATATACTATCCGTCATATCTCCTATATTCTCAACGATGTCCTTTATCTCTCTATTGTCCTCATTACTTTTATTTTTATCCATATTTTCTTTAATCTCTCTGCTTTCTTTTTTCTCTATTTTTTTAATATCTTTCTTTGTAGCCAAAATCTGTTTAATCTCTCTAAGCTCTTTCAAAATTTGGTTATATTGTTCTTTAGTTAGTTCTTGTTCCATTTTCCCCCTTTAATTTTTATAATTGAAAGAGTAGCCTGCAATTGCTGTAACATTACCTCAGCTGCTTCTAACCACTCACCCCAAGTCTTAGCATTACTAACATCCTGCCAAGCATTCATTTCTTGCTTTTTGTTACAGCTTCCAAATATAACCCTAAGAGGGCAATGCTTGCATAAATCATAATCAGTTACATCCAAATGAAAAAAAGCTTGGCAAAGAGGACAATCATCACTAGACCAAGTTTCTTTTATTTCTTTAAACATCTTCCACCCTGTAACTCGTTGATCGGGAATTTGTGTTTTCGCCCAATTTATCATTTTTTTCCAATGGTCTATGGAGTTTGCCGTTGCTTCTAAAACTTCTTTTAGTGACATTTTCCCCATTTTCCCTTCCTCCTTTATCTAATTTTGAATTTATTTATAAATTTTTCTTCCCAAGGGAAATATGTTTGCCCTATACCTATCAACGAACGGGCTAGACATGCCTCCCCTTTTTTAATTATGTTACCACATAAATCACAATAATAATTGTGTAGGGCTTTACCCCATTTTTCAATACATTTTTCATCATAAAAGCAGTCATCTGGTTCATGTGTTACTTTTTCTTTCTGATTTTCCGCACAGGCCTTACATAATATTTCTCGTTTCATAATTCATTCCTCTCCTTTATTTTTATTTGGCCAAACTGACACTGACTTGAGCATCTCAGCAAATTTTAAAAACACGAGATATGAATCAAAACTTTTACTCCTCGCCCCACATTTCTCACATTCCCAATAAACCATACCGTCACCATGGGAATTAAACCAAAATCGCTCTTTTAAAGTTTGCTTCCCACCGCAGACTGGGCAATCAAAATCTCTGAACTGCATTTACAGTAATTCCTTATTTTTATATTTTTTCTTTAACTCTTTATAAGCCCGACGTCTTGGGTCAGCTACTATGCATTCCCCTATTCTTTGATATGTTCTAAAACGAGGACTATATAATTTACCATATACTCGTTGTCTTAACTGTCTAGCCTTTTTTGCATTCATTGTTTTGTTCACTCCTTAAATCTATTTCTATGTAATCTTCACTTTTAAAGTCGAATTCTTTATTTTCATTATCCTTTTCTATTGCAATATTAGGTGCTATATCTACAACATCAATATCATATATAGTAACAACATTTACATTATCTTTTGGTTCAGGAATATTTAAACCTCTTTCAAGCCTAACCTCTATCCATGCTCTCTTTGCTTCCCATATTCTTTCAAGTGCTTCATCTACTGTTTTACCTTCAGCTCCACAACCAGGCAAATCAGGTATTTCTGCAACATAATATCCTTTACCATCATAATCAAAGTCTTTTTTAATTACGATATGATAACGCAAGCTGAGATAGTATGATAAATCTTTTTGTTTTAAAACTCCCATACTACATACTCTCCCTTATAAAACTTCCTCCTAATTATTTTCCCAATTAAATGCAAACTATCACAGCCCAGCATAAATATATCCACATTCCTATCTCTTTTAACCCATACTTGCACCATGTCATCTTTACCCCAAGGCACTGTTTGCAAGGCTTTCTTTTTTTCACCCAATCCTGTATGTAGTGTAGCCTGTATCCATAAAGTAGGTTTATTTTCTTTTTTAGCAACGAGGTCTATGCAACCGAGTATGTCATTTCTTTGGCTAACATAAATCGTTTTTATTTTCTTCGTTTTCTTATCTTTTATTTTAAGCATTCTCCCTACAGGCTTTTGATTATGAACAGCCCAGCCTAATTCTTCTAGCCAATCCTTAATCCATTTTTGGAATCTTAATCCTTTTTCTCTGCGAGTATCTTTCATTTATTCTCCTTTGCACAATTTCTCTTTCAATGCTTTATAATCTTCGTCAGAAACTTTGATTTCTACACCATCAATAATTATGGTGTGCCTAGTCAAATTAAATTTTAAATAAGCCAACTTTCCTTTAGCTTTCTGTTTTCTTCTCTTTTTTATTATATCAGCGATTGTTTGTTGGCTTATATTTAATAATTTTGCTATTTTTTTATAACCTATTTGTTTTTTGTGCAAATATCTAATCAAAGCTACATTTTCATTATTTAATTTAAGTAATTTACCAGCATGATTTAAACCATCTTCATAAGCTTGTTTTATATTTTCTGAATAAGAAACCCATTTTAAATTTGTGATACAATTATTTAACTTGTTGCCATCCACATGATGAACTATTAACTTGTTATTATCATTTGGAATAAAAGCTAATGCGACTAATTTATGTAAATAAATTGTTTTTCTTTTTCTGTTTTTATATAAATTACATAATTTATAACCTCTTGCTTTGCTACAACACAAGAACTTTCTACTTTTTAAAGAATATAATCTCCCATAACTTGTAACAATATAATCATTAAAATCACCTATAAAATCTACTAATCGCCATGTTTCGCCAAGTTTCAACTGTTTTTCAAAATCTTTAATTAATTGTTCTCTATCCATATGTTTCCCCATTATTATAC